TTTTCTTGGGTGATACCACTATCCGTAATATTAATGGTTGCCACTGCGTTAGCAGCCAGCTTTTCCTGCGTAATGCCACTGGCGACTAATTGAGCAGTATCTACACTGTTGCTCGCCATTTTTGCAAGCGTTACAGCGGAGTCGATAATATTGACAGTAGCAACTGCTCCACTTCCAAGTTTTGCTTGCGTAATACCAGAATCAACAATGTTGATTGCTGCAATACTATTAGCAGCAAGCTTGCTTTGCGTAACTCCACTATCAACAATGTTGACAGTAGCCACTGCATTACTTGCAAGCTTTTCTTGTGTAACACCACTGCTGATGATGTTAATGGTGGCGACTGCATTAGCGGCAAGTTTTGCCTGTGTAATTCCCGAATCAACAATATTAATTGTTGCCACTGCATCGGCAGCCAGCTTTTCTTGGGTGATACCACTAGCAATAAGCTGAGCAGTATTAACACTACCACTGGCCATCTTTGCCAGCGTTACTGCAGAATCAATGATGTTAATAGTGTCTACTGAACTAGTTCCAAGCTTTGCTTGCGTAATACCAGAATCAGCAATATTAATTGTCGCCACTGCATTGGCGGCAAGTTTTTGTTGCGTAATACCAGAATCAACGACATTAACAGTGTCCACTGCATTGGCCGCTAATTTGCTTTGCGTGATGCCACTGGCGACTAATTGAGCAGTATCGACGCTTCCGCTGGCCATCTTGGCTAGCGTCACCGCACTATTGATAATATTGACAGTATCAACAGAGCCACTGGCCAACTTGGCTTGAGTGATGCCACTATCTATGACGTTGACAGTAGCCACTGCATTAGCAGCAAGCTTTGACTGAGTAATACCAGAGGCAATGATGTTAATAGTCGCCACTGCGTCGGCAGCAAGCTTCTCTTGCGTAATGCCACTAGCGATAAGCTGAGCAGTGCCAATGCTTCCGCTTGCCATTTTGGCAAGGGTTACTGCCGAATCAATAATATTGACCGTATTAACAGCATCGGCGGCAAGCTTAGATTGAGTGATGCCACTGCCAATAATATTGACAGTTCCCACCGCATCGGCAGCGAGTTTTGCTTGAGTAATTCCGCTATCAACAATGTTGACAGTAATAACAGAGTTGGCGGCTAATTTGCCTTGAACGACTCCGCTAGCGGCTAATTGAGCACTATCAATTGCTCCGCTTGCAATCTTTGCCGTAGTAATATTGGCATCAGCAATCTTTGCAGTGGTAACTGCATTGTTATTGATTTTGCCAGTTGTGATGGCGAGATCTTCGATGAGGGAAGTGTTAATGGTATCGCCAGTAGCAACAGCGCCAAGAGAAAGCGTTGAACGTACTGTCGTGGCATCTGCATCATCTAGCAGAGAGCGAGCAAATGAAGTGCAAATGATTTCCTCTATATTTCCCGCGCCCGCACTGCTTCTTCCTAGTAAGCGATCGGTGGCACTGACCTGCTGAATCTTGTCGTAAGTAAGAACATTGGTTCCAATGGCCGCTGCGCCAAGTTTCGCTACGCTTGCCTGGTTAATTTTTGAAATATCCAGCGTAGAAGCGTCTGCAAGATTAAAACCTGCTTGAATCAGGCTCTTCACTTGCACTTTCTTTGTCTGACTAGCACTTACGTCTGCAATAGGCAGTACGTCATTAGACGATACGCCTCCCTGGGGAAGTTCTACAAGCTCCGTAATTCTTTGATCAGCCATTGCAGGAAGGTGCGGGTCTCAATACAGTCTAGTCTTAAACGATATTAGCTATTATCAGTCGGTTATTTCCTTGAGCAGATAATCAAGACCCTGTTCAAGATAGATGGCGTCATCATCCTCCTTTAAGATGTATTCAGGAGGGATACCCACGCGAAGTTTGAATTCGCCAGTGGTTACAAAATCAACAGAGCATGCCACTAATGCATCGGCAGTGACAGTTACCCCCGCTCTCGTTACCACTGCTTCAATGTCGTAGTAAACTTCCTCCCTGAAAGAGGCAGATTGATCAATGGAAGAAAGAGAAAGAAGCGCCTTAAAGCTGCTGCCAACATCCAGCCGATTAATGACCTGCAATAAGAACAGGGGGATTTCTTCATTGCCCACTGTTTCGTAACTAAATAAACACTCGATACTACCATTGCCACTTAATAGCCCAGCGGAATACTGCTGCTTAAACCTATCTGACAGGCTAGTCGTCTCCATTGCAGCCCTGTCTGTATTAATTTCAAAGGAAGTGACTGAGCCAAGCGTATTGTATCTAGTGTCCCTAATTCCCACTGTTATTTCAATGGGTTCTCCGTAAAAAGCGGCAAGCTCGTATTCGTTTGCCCTTTCATTGTTTATGGCGTCGTTAAAATTTTCAAATAGACGCACACCGCCTACGGCATTAATGTTGACATATGCGCGTGCGTTGTCCGAAAAAATGTAATCGCCTAGCCGAAATTCGTCGTATCCGTCGGGAGGCAAATCTGAGCTAGTTGTGATATTATCATCATCCCAACCGGCAAGACCGGCTGTACCTCCAGACGCCCATACCACTTCGTCATAGCCGTCTACTGGCTCCCCTGGAATACTCCAAAACGATGGGGGCAGAAAAAGAAGACCACGCGGATCCTCGGTCGTAATTTCAAGAAGATCTCCAGTAATTAAATTGTCGTCACCACCTTCAAAACTGAATCTATTTAATACAGTATTGACATCATCCGGCGAAACAATGGCAGTGAATGTATTTTCACCACCACGCTGTAGCTTGATTGCGCCTGTATGGCCAACAAAAAATGTCATCTCGCTACAGCCTTAATTATTCCATTGTATCTATGCCTAAAATCAGGTGGTGCCAGTGAGCACAACAGAGGTGAGGGGACCGTTGATCGTAAAGTTAAATGAAACAGTGGTCAGTTCATCAGTGGAAGAAGAGATACTGGCACTGTTAATAAAAGCATCAGCAGCAAAAGTCTGGCCAGTACCCACTTCAAATGTAAGGCTCACTTCATCGCTATCAGTAATGGCACCAGTCTTGGCAATCTTCTCAAGAAGATTAGTTGTATCGGTGGTGTCGCCGTTGTAATACGACAGAGAAGCGCTGCCTGTGGCGCTAAACAATCCCGGAGTGAAAGTATTAGCTGTATCACCAAGAGAAGTGGTATCCAGCATATTGACGGACGTATCAAGCGTCCAATTTTTTACCTTGGAAACCTCGCTACCACCAAGGCGAAGCTTGCCAGTGCGACCAGTGTAAAAAGGCATTGTTCTAAAGCTTTTGTTTTAATACTAGCAAAATTCTAATTGCTTAACCGATGATCTTGAATAGGCTTGGATCTTGTCGTGCAATTAATGATCTGGTCTGGCCATTGGATTCTTCGCATGGATGCTCCGTTGCCTTGATGGTCACTTCTCCTTCTTCGCTCATCTCCACTTCAGTCACGCGAAATACGCGCTTTTGAGTGAGCAATGAACCTAGTACAAATAGCCATCCTTTATACTGAGCCAACGCAGGCGCTTGACCATTGGAAACAGCGATGGAAGTGAGACGAGCAGTAGTTGATGCACCATCGTAAACCAGAACAGAAAATGTTCCATTGATAGGGCTTTCCGAAATGGGCGCATTTAACACCCCTCCTGCTTCAATGATGCCACTGCTAATGTTGTCCCAGCGATTCTCGTCTGTTTGCACGTAAATATAGGAGCCGGGCTGTACTGGTGCTTCTGTTGGAAAAGTTTGGAATTCCACAGCCCTTCTAACATGCCGCCTTTGCATGCACATCAGCATGCCATAGTGCAATGCCTGCGTGCGAGACGTGACGAACTGAGACAAATCAAACGTAGCTCTACGCGCATCGGCATCATTTACATCGGACAGTGATACTACGAGACTTGTATTTTTAGGGAACACACCGTCTCGTTCAGGAGCGCGATAGATGACAGTGGCCACTAAGTCCTGTGTTGAATCTCCATAGTCCAAAAACTCTTCCTTGTAACTGTCTTCCAGAATATTGCCCTGATTAAATAATGCACTAATCGTCACCACTCTGTTAATACGCCCCGTGTTGTCAGTGGGCAACGCAGGAATAAGCGTATCGCGTCCGCCAATTCGCGCTAGTTCCAGCATGCAGTAAGGAGCTGTCTCGGCCCAGAATTCACGCCACGATGTAACATCAGCAATCACTCCATCCATGTAGTATCCCATCGTTTTATTCATTGTCTTGGCAAATGCAAGCTTTTGCAGATCCACTCCATTGATATTTGCAAACTTGCCAATGCCATTCTTGGGATCAAGAAGAGTATCAAGAAAAATGTCCGAAGCGAAATTGCTGGGACCATCGGGGCTGGCAGGGTAAACGCCAGTGCTTTCATTGATTCTCCTAACACGCTTGCCTTTGAGGACAAATGCGCTCAGTGAGCGCAGACTGCGCACGCCTTGGCCGCTAAAGCAATTAAAACCAATCAGAGTGAGGTCTTGATAAATGGCAGGAAAATTTACGTCATAATTTAAATCTTGTTGCTGTTCAGTTACTGCCGTAATTTCAAACTCAGGACCACTTTCAAACGAAAAAGAAATATTGGCATCAGATGAACATGCCTTAATCACTTCTTTTGCACCTGTCGTTGTATCACTATCAGTAATTAACGATGGAGGATAAAGACACCATTCATCAATAGCAAAAGGACTTTTATTGCGAGGAGGAAGATTACTGGCAGCGGGCTGTCTATTGCTGCCATAGAATTTCACCTTTCCAATGCCACCTGGAATGTCAAGCGTAGAAATATTTTCTACTGTTTGACCAGCAGACAAATAGACGAAAGGAAGAGTTCCGTGCTTTCTCATTTCAGAAGGCGTATCAAAGACCGGCTCAAACCTAAAGGCCCAACGCTTAGACGAATCAGGTGCTTCAAAATACAATGGAAAGAAAAAGTCGTTATCAGCGGCTCGCCGTAAAACAAAAATACGTGGCACCAAGGACCAGTCAGGAGAAGCAACTTCTTTTACAAACATTAAGAAGAAAGCACTGCGGTGCTTTAGTCCATTGTCGGACTGCCTATAGTTATTGACTGTTACGTCCCCGTATTGCTTTTGTCTTCCTTGTATACGCATAAACACTTTGCCGCGAATGGCAAAGTTTACTACTTTGCAAGCAGACACAGTTTCATATGAAGCCTCTTGGATTTTTGTTAGGCATTTTGTAACCAAGAAATCATTAAGTCCTTCTGGACTTGCAAGCGTGGCTTTAATCGCAGCAATTTGTGCATCTATGGCTTGAATTTGCCGATTTATATCAGCGTTAAACCTATCAATTGCTGGCTGGTCAATTTGAATGACGCTTGCCACTCTGTTTTCAATTTGACTAATTCTGCTTTTGACTCGCCTTAAAATACGCAATTCTTGCCGTGCTCCTAATTTCCCGAATCTTTGCCTTTCTTTTACGATGTCTCCAAAATCATTTGCATTGATTACGCTGCTGAGACCTTGATCGTTGAATGCGGCCCCAATTTCTCTTACGATTCGATCTAGATCGTTAATGAAATTAAACAACGTTTGGTTTGATAAATTTTTGTCCTTAATAAAACTAAGCAGCTTTCTTCTCAGTGGTTCTAGGTCGTTTTTTGCCGTTACTATTGCCGAGCGCCATCTGTCTATTTGACCAATGTCCGGATTATTTTTTTTCTTTTCCTCTTCAATCCGATCCCTCTTGTCTTCAATATCGCTCTCAAGATTTCTAATCGTATTAGCTATATTTACAATGCGCTGTGGAAACCAGCGAGGATTTTCTTTGTCTACCGTGCCATCAGGCTTTATTGACTCATTCGCGCTCAGTTCTAGAACATATTCGTCCAACTCGGTGACATCTGCCCTCACGTAATAATTAATGGAATCTATCAATTCGTCTAATTCAGATGTTTTCGCGTTAAACATTGAATAAAGAGCACTTTGCTTTGCCGTTAAATTTGTAACAGTAATTGTTGGGTTAAACAATGCAGTTAGTCGTTCTCTTTCTGCTTTTAATGCAGGAATCGCAGAGCTAAGCTCATCTTCCTGCTGCAACGTACTGCGAGTGCTATAGTCTTCCTCTGGACCAAAGCCACTTTCAGTGCATTGCAATGTCACATTCAGAGCAGAATTGTTTAAATCCTCGCTCCCGCTCATGCCAACCACTTTAAACTTAGCACTGCCAAGTTTATAAATACTGGCACCATCAATAGAAGAAGCAGCAACTAAGCGATCTTCCTCTGCCGCCTTTTCCGCCAAGTCTCCTTTGCCATCAGTTTTTGCAATGCGCAGCTTCAGTTGCTGCCCAACGGGAAATGGGGTGCGAGCACTTCCGTATGTACCCGGCCAATAAATACCCTTATCCTCCATCTCAATACGATTAGGGCTGCCTTTTGGGGAGCCATCATCTTCCCGCTCAAAAATATTGACATTAATTGGGATGGGGCTGGTAATCCCAAATTCAGAGAACGATGAAGGAGAAAATGCTTGGCTAAAACCACCAAATGATTCAGTGGAGACAATGTAGGGTCGATAAGCAAGCTCGCCGCCAGCTCTGCCCGTACGAGATGGGTCAGACGTGTCGCTTGCTGGCCTTAAAAGATTGTCAAAAGTGACGGGGCCGCCATTGCGGAAATATAACCAATTGCCGGCATTGACAAATTGCCTGAGTGGCACTTGTCCAAAAGCGGTGCGACTAGGGGCAATTTCTGTAATGTCAGAACTGCCGATGGTTGCAAGCATCTGCATGTATTGCTTGCCGCCATAGCTATGCACAGCAGACCATAGCAACGACGAAGCCACTCTCACTCCGCCATCGGGATTAGTATCAATGTCTGTGTAAACCAAATTAACAGGATCGCCATATTGCGCTAAGTCTTGAGCGCTATCGAAGCCAAACCTAGGGCTATATCTACGCTCCCTGCGACCAACGCCTGCTCTAGCGTCTTGAGGAATCTGTGGACGCGGCATCAATAGCGCAGACGCTACTGATGCAAGCGTTCCTACGATGGAAAGAATTAAGGCTACGGTGCCAGTTTCTAAGCCATTGCGAATATCTAAAACGCTGCCATCCTTGATGTCCTTATATTGCTCTTGATAAGCAATGAAACGAAAGTAATCTTCTTCTGTAATGCCAAGAGTATCAATCAAGGCACGTTCGTAAGGAAGAAGGCGTCTCATCACTTAATATCAGGCAGCATTGCAAATAGCTTGATCGCAGAAAGAGATGGTTCGGCCACCCAAAACGACCTTGCTCCTTTTGCAATGATAAGTATCCCCCTATCATAAACTACTCCCACTGCCAACTCACCACCAAGATTCTTCATTATTGCTACATTGCCATCATTCAATTCTGTAGTCTTCTTTCCGTTGGTCAATAGCCATCGCATAATGCGAGGCATTGGAAGATTGCCTGCATCATATTGATCATACGCCCATTGAAAATCTTGTTCGTAATCATGCAGCCCTAGTCGTCTTCGTGCTTCACAAACGAGCATAAAGCAATCACTTCTGCCATTGCCATCTGCGGGTCGAGCACGTCGCTCGTAAGACAGACCAATTAGATCATTGATCATTGCAGGATCAAATCAGAGTTCAATGGGAGAATGCCTGCATTTTGCCTAGACAATTGCTGTCCTGGGAATCCAGCGCCCACGCTATCCATTGCACTTCTAAAACGTAGTTCAATTGTAGTATCACTAAATGCAGCACCCACGCCAACGTAGTATTCCACGTATTGACTGGTTACTGTATAAGCTGCATAGTTCGTCAAGTCTCCACTGTTTGCCATCCATACTGTCTTAAGTTCTAAAGTGCTAAGCCTATTGCCTTCTCCGTCTTCCACCATTGCAATAGCAAAAGGAGAATGTGGAAACAAAAGCTGCAAAGCAGGATTATCTCCTCCCAATGCAGCAGTAGAACCCTGCGCTTGAAATGGTGCGTGACGATACAGAGGAGAAGCGCTACCAGGAATTGCTACGGCAGTAAAATCCTTGCCAAAGAAATAGTTCTGATAGTAGTGCGATCGTCCATTTGCTGTTTGAATGAATGCAAAATGCGCCACTCGAATTGTTGGCATCATTGTAATCAGGCCCCAGAATAATCAAGCTCGCCAATCAGGCTCACTGTAACAGTGCTTCTTCCATTGAACACACTTTCAACTTGCGGAGGTTGAGCATATTCCCAGAGAATACTGGTTGGAGCCTGTACAACGCCGCGAAGACTATCGCTCATGCCAGAAAATGTATCGTTGGGCAGAGTAAAACGGGTGTAGTTTCCGGCTTGTCCATAGTAATGATCGAGAATAAGCTTCACATTAGCATCAGTGATGTTGGCAAACTCTAGTTCGATGGAATGACCAAATGAACGATTGCCAAAGATGCGCTTTACAGTGGCACCAGAAAGACCTCGATAAACTTTCGTGGGGAATTGTCCAGGTGTATAAGAGCGCCTAGTCGGTCTGATAGAAGGGAAAACTGCCATTAGCGCATACCAATGCGAGAACGAGTGGAGGGGCTTTGTTTAATTTTATCTAAAGTCATTGCCATGCCTTGTTTTGCCCCTCCAGAAATGGAAGCACGACGTGTTTCTGCCATAGCCATTTCTAACTGCTCCCTGCTTACATACTCTACGCCATTAATCTTTGTGGTCTCGAATTTCATATTAAGAGAAGGAGCGGCAGGCATGCCAGGAGCATTGCCTCCCATGAGATCGCGAGCAGACTTGCCGCCAAGCTGTACGGGAATGCTTCTGCCATCGGGAAGAGGAACAATGGCTTCGTTGTAACGTCCTTCGCCTACAAGGCCAAGAGTGGGGCCAGAGACAGCTCCTCCATTGGCGAAGGCACGGAAGGGAATAAAGCCACCATGGGCAATACCACCATTGGCGAATGCCATACCGGGAGGCAATGCTGATGCTGGAATGTCTACGCCTTGAACAATGGCAGATGCTCCGCCTCCACCTCTAAACATGCCTGCAATATTACTAAATCCACCTAATAGACCACCGACACTGCTCATTATCATGCCAATGCCACCAAGAGTGTTAGCAAAACCACCTTCTTTCGTTTGGTTAATGCCAGCAGCAATGCCCATAATTGAGCCTGCGGCGACACCAATACCCTGTACCGTTGCACCCAGTGCTTTTTGCCAATCAATGTTAGCCTCTTTTGTTTTTTCTGCCGTTTTATTGACAGTTTCGGCGACACCTTCTGTAGCAGTGTTCAGGTTTTCAGTAGCAGCACCGATTGACTCCTCAAATTGCATTCCTGCGGGCATCTGATCAATTGGCACGTCGATGCCTTGGACAATGGCTGAAGGCATCGCTCCAGGAAGAGCTTGAGCCTGTTGATTACCGGGAGCGGCGCCAACCATTCTGTCAGTATTGTTTTTAATGTCTGTTTGTATTTGTTTCTGCGCTTGTAGTTCCTTTAATTGGGCTTCCATTGCAGAAATAGTTTTCTGCCTTTGCTGCTCCTCGTTTGGCACTCCAAAAATTGCTCCCAACTGATCCTTGAAGAACTTTTCAACTGGCTGCATTGCAAAGTCAAAGAACATAGTCAACGCTTGATCGGCCAAAGCTTCTTGCGCTTTTTTAAGCGCTTCTACTGAATCGCCGCCTTTGGCAATCTCCTTGAACATATCTTTGTAAGTGCCAGTGACACCCTCCACGGATTGATTAATGCGTTCTGATCTTTCTTGCAATGCCTTAAGCGCGTCAGCTTGCTTCATCGTCGCAATTGCACTTTCAAGAGAAGCAATGTTTGATTGTCGCTGGGCGTCCGTTAATTTTTTAAGCCCTTCTTCATTCGCTGCAATTTGATCCTCAAGGATCTTCATGCGAGCTTTTTGTTCTGGCGCCAAATCTATTCCCTTAGCCGCCTCGGTATTGTATTTACTTAGCTCTACTTTTGCTTCGTTAATCGCGTCCTTCATCTTCGACGAAGCTGCAGCCGCCTCTTCCGTCTTCAATGCACGCTGTTCTTCGTAGTCAATATACTCTTGTGGCATGCCTTGTAAAATTAAATTATTCCGCATTTGCTGCAACTGAAGATCAAGCTTTTGTTTCTCAACAGGGAAAATGTTGCCAATATTTGCTTTAATTGTTGCCGCTGTTTGTTCTTTTGCTAGTTGAATTGCTCTTTCGATTTCCAAACTTTGCAAAGCAATCTGATTCGTGGATTGAGCAAGCTGTTTTTGCAAATCAAAGCTTTCTTTCTGCACCTTTGTATCCATGGAGAAAGAAGCAGATGATTGCTTCATTCCGCCATTGGGACGAACAAAGTATCCACCCTGCTTAAAGTAATCAAGGTCTGGATAATTGCCAGCCTTCAATCCCCTGCTCCTGCTTTGGTGGAATACATTTTGTCCGCCAGTATAAACACCAACGTGAGGAGTGTCCCCAGGCCTGCCAGTAGCAACAATGTCGCCGGGCGTCAATTTGGACCAATCCCTCATTGTTGTACCGGCATTGCGCACCGTATCTGCCCATGCCGTCACGCCGGGCAGCGAAATTCCCAAGCTCTTGTAAAAAGCTTTTACGGATTCCGAGCACATATTGGCGATACCTGTAAACTTGCTCGCTGCGGCTGTCGCAGTGGATAATTCGGCTGGAGTGAATCCGGCCACAGATGGACCCTCTCCTCCTCCGGCAGCTTGTGCAGTGCGTTGCGCAGCGACTACGTTCAATTGCGCTTCTTGAGATTTTTGCAATGCCTTCCTGACAGCATCAACTGCATTCAATTGAATCTTTTTAAGGTCTTGGGCAAATTTAACTTGGCGAGCCTGTATATCATTAAGGCCAGAAAGCTCATATTCATTGAGTGTGTCAATAAGACTTTTCTTGTGCTCAAAAGCTGCGTCACTCAACTGTACGTCGCGGTCAAATTCAATCTTTTGCATATCATTTGCAAAATTTGCAAGCTCAATGCGGCGCTGCTGTTCTTGCTTTGCTAATTGTTCTGCATCATTGAGAGCTTTCTTGGCCGCTTGTTCGTCAGGAGACTCAGCTTCTACTATGGTGGAAGGCGTTGGCTGATTCAGCCCGATTCTTTGAGCAGTTTTTTGTGCTTGCACAATTGCGGCTCTTGCTTCGCCTAGTGAAACTTTTTGCTCTTGAGCAACAGCTCCAAAATTTCTTTCTAAATTTTGCATTTGAGAAGTTGTTGGAAGTGCAACGGTTCTCCTGCCTCGCTTTATGCCTCCTTTTTCAATTAAGCCTTTTGTAAGCTCTGATCCCATAAGCGCAACGGATTCATTTGGAGTCAATTGTGTGGCAAATCCACCCTCTTTTTGCAATGGCGTAGCTTGAGCGCGTAACTTTCTTAGGGTTTCAAGGGCCTTCTTGTCGGCCCTGCTTTGCGCAAGAATAGTTTGCTCTT